CAGCGCCCTGTCCAGCACTCGCACCGTTACAAACAACCTCAATAAACTTAATAAAGACTTGAGGCTGATAAATAACTCCGGCCCCGGCCGTGTCGATAAGCCACGTTCGTGAAGAGATATCATTTGCCACGGTCTACCTCTTTCTCAGGAACCATCCCTTTTGGATAAATAATTCCGTCATTCGTATGACGGTGTGGAGGGAAATCGCGCATGAGAACAGAAAAACGAATGATCGGCCATAGAATGGCTAAAATCATAAGAACGTTGCCGAGTGTAATTGTTCCATCCCAATGCAGTCCCATCAAGTCCCCTAGCTGAGCTAGTTAAAGTTAAACTCACAAACCAAATCAAAGCCGTAGAATGTCAGCGTCGTCGTCGCGGCTCCGGTGATAACATCTTCAATCCAAAGATCGGCGTCTACCGTGGTACGATAAATCTGCTGCGCTGCCGAAAGTGGTACGTTCGTGACGTGAGGATTGCCCAACGCAATTACTGAAAGACCGTTCACTCCCGAAGCGAGGACGGACGTCGTTGCCGGAGCGATGTTTTCTGCAAATAATGTCTGATCAACACGACACGTATGAGCTGTCGCATTGGCGACACCAATGAAGTAAATAACATCAAAACTGAGGAGCTTAAACCCCTTGACTTTAAGAGCCGTTCTTGGCGTGATTTCTTGCCCTGTCGCCATTCCAGCCGACTGGTCTGGACGATAGAACTGTTGCTGCGCGGAGCCGGCAATTCCAGTTCCGCCGAATTGCTCCTGCAAGTCTTCACTGAAGCCGGTACGACGAAGGATAGCCTGCGTCACGTTAATGGCGAACGTGTTCGCTTGTGCCGCGGGTGTTCCTAGAACGACGCCCCACTGACCAGCAGCGACACGAGTCACCGCGAGCGTCGCTCCTGTAAAGATAATATCACCGACGCTTGCACGAATACGACCGTCGGTGAATCCCAAATCTTGCTGAAATCTTGACTGAGTATGCGGCATTTGAAGCCTCCTAAGCTTCGCCCTAGCGTTGCGCTAGAGTCTAGACTGCCTTACTACAAAGACCGAAGGTGCCTCGCTATCCCATCATCGCAGCCCCAAGCTCAGAAAGGAGTCGAGCACGAGGCACCATTAATACTGTAGACTATCGTCCGCGATTGGTTCCTTAAGAATATCCGCGACTTGCATCTCCTCATCCGCACTTTGCGCGAGCGCATCTTGAATCACGATATCGCGGTAGAACGTAAGGGGATTGTCATAGCATTTCGGACAGACGAGCAATCCCCTCTTAAGTCCTGGCTGCCGCCTTAGCTGAGACGTACGATAATCCTGTCCGCAAATATCGCACGAGTGCCAAGGGTCGCCGTGGATTCCTGAGTGGCTTTGGTTCGGCATAACTATTTGGCCTCACGGTCCATTTGAACCGAATGTGCCTTCCCAGACAGTTGCGCCCACGCTGAGCCTCATGAACGACACCTGCTTAATCGAGCGAGTGTCGAAGTCATCCGCGAAGTCCTCGTCGAGTTCGTGCCTAACGAAATACTTCAGCCGATGTGCCATCTTGTCCGCTATGACGAACCACGCACTCTGGCTTGTCAAATAATGACACACAAAGTACTGAAGGTCTTCGGCAAGCACGGCGTTGATTTCGTTGTCTGACGTGTAAGGCTTGTGTGGAGAGCCGAGGATTTCACGGGCAATCCATTTGAGCTCAGGAGGAATCACGACTGTGCGAGGCTTGATCGTAATCGGCAAGCCTTGTGAGTCGGGCAAACGCTCGAAGAAGTTGACCATTAGCTGAATAGCTGTAAAGCTAAGGTCAACATCGACCGTCGGACGGTTGGGATACGTACCAGCGCTCGCAATGATGTTGGCGATTCCGGGCGCTACTGACGTAGCAGCAGGCCCACCAAGAAGCGGGTGGCTCGTGCTGAAGAGCGACAAGCCGTCCGTTGTAGTTACGGTCGTAAAGCCGAGGTTGAAAACGTTGAAGCTCTGTTGTTCCTTCACGAAGTGAGCACTTCGCGCGAGCGCCTTGGGAACTTGGTTAATGACGTTGTACTGATCGTCCTCATAAAGCTCGAACGAACAGCGAACGCCAAGACCGTAGGTCAGGTGCAAATACCGCTTCGCGCCGCCCTGAATAGCGTCGGAGTACGAAATGGCTTCGCCTTCTGGCTTCTCCACAAGTGGAGGCAGGCCGGCGAACTCGACTTCGTCTTCGTACGACATCTTCGACGTCTCGACGTGGAATATGTGACTATATTCCTCGTCGCGTTGGAGCAAATCGACCCAATGCAGAAATTCGTCATGTAGACCTGGAGCCATCAACTGTGCGAATTGGCCGCGTACCATCGTCATACGACACCTAAACTTTCTCTACGACATAGAAAAGGTCGTAGGACGCAATTGTTGGGTCGCTAAAAGTATTTTGAAAAGTAATTGCTGTGTTTGCGACACAATGAATTATTGGAAAAGTTATAATACAAAAGTCCGCTGTTGATGGATTGGTTATAGAAGGACAACTCTGCGGCGGACTGGTTTGCTGTCTTTGTCCCAGCTCGTCTGTCCACGAGAACATCCAAGTAGAAGATGTTCCTCCTGTTGGAGGAGGCGTTGTCGTTGCAAAATACAACGACACTCTATAGTTACCTTCCGCTGTAGGAGAAAAAAGGGTTGTCAATGGAAGGTTTCCGTGATCTTGTAATTGAGTTACCTCTGCCACAATCATAGGAGTTGGAGGCGGAGGAGTCCCTTTTAAGGGGAGAAGCAAAAACAAACAGATTGTCGTAAAGAAGATGATTAGTTTTTTTGTCATATTCATCTTCTTTAGGCCACAAGCTGACTCAAAGCAGCTTGAACCACAAAATAGACTCCACGTGGAGTCGCTGATTGGTCGTTAGGATCGAGTTTTACAATAGTGACCAATGTATTGGTCCCAGAGGTCGACTTTGTTCTGTCAACATACCAATGATTGTCGGCGTCGATCGTCATTCCGTAAGGCTTGCCAACGTCAGAAGCAACAGCCGTCTGAGAAGGACCGACTTGTCCTTGAAAAACGGTGTCCGAATCTGCAACTTCGAGACCAACACGACCATCTCGAAAGAACGGTCTTGTAATGTTAACCGCCGACGTCTCGAACGGAACAGAGCCGCTCGAAGGTTGAGGCGTTGGGTTAACCGATGCGGTCGGCGTTACGCCAAGAGCAGCTAGGTTATTCGCTGCCTCTTTCGAGAAGCCGGCAATCACAGTATTATTTACACCAGCCCATGCCTGCAAGCCCCCGTCACCTGACGCTATTACGACGGGAGTTCCTGACAGGAACGTCTGAGCTGCTTCTTCTATAATTCGTCTCATGCGCGGTTGATTCCCGCTCACGGTCTGAACCGAGTGAATCTCAGCTGTAGCCAATTAGGTTCTCCTTTCTTCGAAACTACTGTTAACTTTCGTAACATTTGTGACAGGGGGCACTGTCTTTTCTCGGCTTACGTATTGTCACTAGTCAAGGCGTTAACCTCGGCTAGATTCGGCACGTAAGCTGAAACCTTTTTGGGAAGCGATGCAAGCGCGTCGATAGGCTGACGACGAGCGTCGTCTTTTTGATGCTCGTTCATTCCGCCTTCGATAGTAACACCAGGCTTCTTGACTCGCAAGCGAGCGTTCTGCTCGTTCCACTTCAACGCTCCAACGTAGTCCGCTCGCGGAATCTTGAGCAAGATCAAGTCACCGTACATAATACGACCGTCGCGACAAATCGACGGTGGGCACGGCATTCCCTCCATCGATGTAACGTCATCAGGCTTCGCCGGGATGAAGCCCATCGAGATGAGTTGGTCGTATCGAAGGCCAGACTCCTTCTCACCTACAGCTCGATTACCCCAAAAGAGTGAAAGGTTAGGGTTCTTCGGCTTCAGATTGATGAAGTTGGGCGCTCGAAGCGGCTTAGCCTCGATCTGCTCGTAGGGAATAGTCACTTCGACAGAAGGCTTCAATCCAGGAATTGTCGGAGGAGGCGATGTAGTAACAGCTCCAGGACGTTGAACTGGAGGAAGATTCTTCGATGTAATCGTTGGATCAGGCATTGACCATCACCATCGCTTTCTTACGCTTCGCGTAGTTTTCATACGTCACGCCCATCTTGTCTGCAACGTGCTTCTCTTGATCAGTGAGTCCCTCAACCCCATCCTTCTTCGGCTCGCCGTTCGCAGGAGTAACGCTCGCTTGCGAGGGCTCAAGGAAGTTGTACTTCTTCTTACGAATCTCTGGATTCGCAAGCTCGTCGGCGTGAACGCCCTTCATGTGATAGAAGATGCCAATCCACGCTTCAGGGTGAATAAGATTGATAGCCGCGTACTTCCTCGACTCGGCATCAATTTCTGCCGTCCACGCGCGAAAGAGTCTTCCGTCCATCGACTTACCACCGGAAGCAACATCGTTGCTATCAAATTGTTGCTGAGCAAGCATTCGCGCGGTGCGTGCGTTGTTTTGAATCGTAATAGCTTCGAGTGGCGCCAAGCGTGCGTTGAGTACCTCTGCCGGACGCTCGAGCATGTTTTCTGGAGTAACCTCGACGTTGTCCGGCTTCTTCTCGGGAGGCTTGGCTTTAAGCTCGGCTGCGGCAAGACGCTCCTTCACCTTGTCAAACTCAGATTGAATCTCCGCGACCTTCGTATCCTGCGCTGCCTGAGCAGCTTGAGCAGTAGCGAGATCAGCTTTGAGCTTGTCTGTCTGCTCAAGCTCCTTAATGATATCCTCTGGAGACGCGACCCTCAAACGCTCGGGAAGCTTCTCCAAGTCCTTCTTATCCTTAACTCTATCGAGCCAACCCACTCTACACCTCCCTTAAAGGCTGAATTTTCTTTTCGATAACGTCTCTCTCGTACTGACGCAAGTCGTCTCGAAGAGATGAAATCAAATCAATAATACCAATACTTCCCTGAGCGCGGTGAACCTTCACGATGTTGTCACCCTCCATCAACTGCTTGTTTTCCCTCAAACGAACGTCCTTCAACCACTCATTGAATAGGCGTGCCGCCGGGTCGTCCAGCCACTTCAGAACCTGGGCCGAGTGCGCCAGTAGGCGCTCCCTCGGGCTGAGCTCCATTTGTTGGTGCTGCTGAGGCATTTGGAGGGGCATTCGGTAGTCCTTTCTTTAGAGGGTCTGGCACCAAACGCTCGACTTCGTCATGGCCGAAGTTACGCAGTATCTTCTTCATAAGCAAATTCGACGCGAGCATTACTTCAACGAAGTAGCTCTTCACTGCCGGTGGTGTCATAACCGACTGCATCGAGCCTAAAAGTTGTGCGATAGTCTGGTAATGCTTCATCATGACCTGAACGAGCATCATGTCATTTTGCTTCTCGACCTCTTTGTTAATACTCGCCGTCGAGGAGTAGCAAGGCAAACCCATTCGACGCTCAGCTATCATCGTAAGAGCTTGTTTGATAAGAGAAGATTTCGCACCGAAGAGCGCAAGACGAGAGTCGTGATGCTTGCTGTCATTGCCGAACTTACCGTACTGAAGTGAAATAAGACGCATCAACCGAACGTGAGAATCACGCATGTCCGAGACGTTTAAGTCCTTACGAGAGTTGCCTTCTTGCATAAGCGACAACGTACCCATCGCTGTATAGATACCACGCTTTGTCTGCCCTCCGGCTCCCATTCCTTGTTGAGGAGGACTTACTCCCGAACGACGCTCAGCGAGGTCAAGAAGAAGCCTCAACTCATCAAGGTTGATGTTGCTGACGTCTCCGTGAGCAAGGGCCTCGATTTCGTCCTTGTCGGCAGGGAGCATTGCAGACGGATAAATCCGATACCCTTGATGGAGCTTCGAATCCGGATGGACTCTCCAAACACGAGTATTCGCCACCGTCTGATTATCGCGATAGCCATTGTAAGTCTCCGACGCCCCCTCTTGAAACATCCACAAAACCTCAGCGAAGCCGTAGCCCGGATACATGTCATCGCGATGCGCCATACGCGCGCCGACGAACCACTCGCTCTCGAAGTTGTCGTACACGACACGAAGTATCTTCTTAGACTTCTGATGATACGTCGCAATCATTCGAGGAGCAAAGGCTTCATCTTTGTAACGCCAAGTAACGTAGCACTCCCAGATATCCCATTCTTTATGACCGTACGAGGCTGTCGTCTTGGCACCAAGCGTTTCTTCTTTCTCAGTCTGAACTTGGTCCGGTCCTGTTCTATCGGGGAGGCCAAGAACTTCATCGACCGCTTTACGGTCGTAGACATCAGTGAACTTACGCTCTTCAAGTTCATGCTGAAGCATAATACGCTTGTGACACTTAATATCCATGTCATCGAGCGTTTTAGCCATTACTGGATAGTAAAAAGCATCGAAGGGAAGCTTCTCAGGACGAGGGCCTTCGTAAAGAGTCTTGCTCAAGAAGTCTCGTGACGTACCAGTCCCATCCCCCCCAGGAATGAGGAAATCTCGCGTCTTGTGCTCCCAAGGACACTTAAAGGTAATAGTCCCGTACTTGATGCATTCACGAAAGCCTTCGTTGTAGACTCGATAAAGGTCGAGCTCCGAAGGCTCAATCGCGACATACTGCATGTACTCTTGGTAGGCTTCTTTAAGCTCGTCCGATTCTGGGCCAAAGTCGCCTAAAACCTTAGCGACGATAATAGGCTGTGTCTTAAAGATAGCAGCCATGAGTTGTGCGTGTAGCGTGTCAGTGTGTATTGCGATGAGCGGAATGACAAGATTAGAAGCGTTTTGGAATGGAAACTGACGCTGCTCCTCCGCAGGACGAGCTTCGTAAGCCATCCTCCACTTTGTTATCTTCTCCTCATAAAGCTCACGCATCGAGTCTTTAAGCTCTCGAACTCGACGGTCGAGATATGTAACGAGGTCGTTTTTCTTCTCGACCGACAGCCTAGCGACAATGAGTTCTTCGGCCATTTTTTAGAAAGTAGACGTCAACCCTACCAAAAGAGTACCAGCCGTATTACGTGTCAAAATGGATGTGCCTTGACCGTGGAGTATCTGATATCCACAATTCAGTTGCATGTGGTTTGACATCGGGCGACTTAGGAAGATTCCACCAACCTCAGCGACATGACTCACGTTCAAGTAGTTCACCTTGCCGGCTCCGGCCTGGAATGTCACCAACCAGTTAGTCGTATCAAACACTAGCTTCGACTTCAATGAAGTCGGTAACAAAGCGTTCAACTCATGCGTGTTTTGAAGACTACCCATATGATACTTCGGAGCCGTCGAGTCTGTTGGATTGCTAATCTGGAAGTATCCAGCCGAGACGTTGGTAGTTACCTGAAAAGCAGCTCCCGAAAGCATCACGGCCGTAGTCCCCTTCGAACCGCCGTAACCTGCTGCGTCGACGGAGATAACAAAATGCTGTATCGGCGCTTCTGGAGGCGTCTGAGCCTTTAGACTAAACGGAGCCAGAAGTAGAAATAGGAATAACTTTCGAACCATTTGTTCCTCCTTTTTGATATGAGGGATAAAGTTTCATTACGATACTTCGGAGATTGAGGGCTCCTACCTGGGTGATAAAAACAAGAAAAATCCTGTACGCTGCTTGAAAACGAGGTGAGAATGCGAATACCTCGTAGGGGGGAAGAAGCGTGCTGAGAATCGAGCAGACAAGAACGATACCTGCAAGAATGTCAAAAGCGTGATGGCTAAAAAGTCCAGTCATTTATTCTCCTAATGTACACCCATCGAGTACGGCGCATTGACGCCGCGCGCACCTCTTTGATTCGCGCCGAGCATTCTTACATACTCTTCGTAACGCTGTGGAGCCTGAATAAGCTGTGGCATATACGCAAGAGCGTCGAGCTGGTCGACGAACTTTCCCTTCGGAAACGTCGTGTACTCACCCAAGAAATCTTGGAACTTCTTCTGAGAGTGGAAGCGCCCTTGCTCGAAGATAGGCGCCAAGACGTTACGAATACGCCATTCCTTCCTACGAGAGAGCTCGCCGTCTGGTCCTTCAACCTCGCCTTTGAGTTTGACGATTCTCAGGGGGCGACTCTTCACTCGACTCATCTCCGCAATATGATGCCCTATATATTTCTGAGCTGCAATCGTCTCGAGTCCAACTTTCGTCAGATGCCATTTATCGGCATACTTGAAGACCTCGCCGTAGAACTCGTCGTAACCAGAGGCTTTCGCCCAACAGTCGAGAAGATAGTAATCCGTATTCGCCGCCTCACCCACAACCATAATAGCGTGACGGCAACGCCCAAGACCGGCGTTGCCACTGTGGTTAGGGTCTATTGTCATACCAATACGAAGGTGAGCAACAGGGAAGTCCCTACGAACGATTCCGTCAACGACGTTGTGTCGTATCATCTGACGAAAGCCGTTCTTTTCGTTTGGCTCTTCGATTGTAAACCAGTTAAGCCAAGGTTCTTTGAAGTCCGCGTTTTCAGGAGCGGCGGGATTATTGAGGAATTGACAGGAAAAGTGATAAGAGCCGAGGCGGTTGCGCCATCGCACAAGCTTCTCAAAGGAGAACTCCTCTGGGAAGATGGGGGTGTCTGGTGGGTGCTCAGGACAGCAACCGCCAAGGGCGGAGTGGGTTACGATATTGAACCACGGAGCGAACTCACGAATATGCGAGTTGAGGTCAGTATAGCTCCATCTATTACCGACAACGAACTCGTCATTCTCGTGCGTAGCTGAGTCAGGGTTCTCGAATGCACCTACGAGTAGTTGATGGTACTCGATAGTTTTATCCATCACCGAGATGGACTCAATAGCTTTACGTCCGACGAGGTCGTCTTGCACGAGCAAGCCGTCGTAGTGACGCGATTGAAGCGCACCGCCCACTCCCAAGAAGTCGAAAGTGCCTTCGCCATGCGAAGCTGCACCGATCGTTCGTTTATGATGCAAGGAATAATTGGACCAAGTACAAGACGAATCAGGGAGTATCTCAGGGAAAAGCACTCGAAAAATCGCGTTTGAGCCATAGTGACCACTTATACGAGTACCTAGCTTCGCTGCGTTAGTAATGTTCTCGGCTACGAGTAGATTTCGAGAATCGCGGCGATGCATACGATGCATGAAGGCGATGAAATCGTCACCGTACCCAAGCTGTCGAAAGCGATCTTCGTCTTGATTGTCGAAGGGAAGGCTTCTCCACATGGGAAAGCCCTCACTACATATCGTGGATTTGAAGTGGTCGCGTGGAAGCTCGTAGACGTCTTTGAGATGGTCACGTTCAAGACTTTTGCACCAATTCTTATGAAGGCTCTCGGTTAGTCGCCTGCGACCTAGAGTGTTCTTGATGAAGTAGAAGAGAGAACCCAACGCATTCACACGCATCTTGGATATCTTGACGTCGTGCGCGTCGGCTTTAACAATTTGAACTGGAGTGAAGCTTTGCAATCTAGCAAGACAGTGGGGCTATCTTACTTCCTGTAGTCCTCCTAGTAATAACTTCCTAAATCGAGGCGAAAAGTCAATGGAACTTCGCCTGTAATCGTTCCGTCTGGATGAATAACAGACTCTCCTTTTCTATCAGGAGGAACGAGAGTCGCGACATGTTTGCCACTCCGCTCTATCTCAATTGTCAAACCGTGAGCCACAAAATCTATAGCCTCACCAGGATTCGAACGAAGCTCCATCATTGTTAGCTTCGTTGTTTGTCCTCGATAATCTCTCTTAGGAAATGGCATGACTAGAAACCCTTTCCAACATGTCGGGCCGGCTTTGAGTTAAAGCCAGTCTTTGAATGAGAGCTTGGCTTGCGTGCGGCGAAGCTAGGAACGGTACGAGGTGCAAAGCTGTCAGTGATGGGATACTCAGCCTTTGGAGGCATCCCGGTTCCTGTCGGAGAGGTCCATTTTGGTCGGTTAACCTTACCGACCTTCATCTTCGTAGAAGCGTTTGGTGATGTGAAGCTTGCCATGTTAAGCTCCCACTCCCCATTTACCGACACCCTTCGGGGAGGTTGTTCCGTTGACACCTTTGCTGCTCGACCAGCCGTACTGAGCGGGGGAGGTCGCGGCGCTGTCGAGGATTCCTACAGATGGTGTAGGCGTAGCCGAAGTCTTTGAAGCAGACGAAGATTTTGAATCGACACCACGATTGGCAAACTTCGACATCGCTTCTGACGCTTTACTTACTCCAGGAATCAAACCAATAAGGCCACCAGCCATTACGCAACTCTCCAAAAGAGCTTATTTTTGTCAACACCTTCAAGCTCTTTATCAAGCTCACGAAAAGTCTTAAACAGAAAGTTTTCCCAAACTTTCAAACGATCGCTACTATCTAACTTCTTTCCGTGAGAACGAGCCTTAATAATGTTAAGAGCAGTCACTATTACATGACAACCATGACAAAGGTTCTGTTCAAAAGGAGGAGAGTAAGTTACGTGATGCCTCTCAACCCTCCCACGAAAGCCGCACTTCACACAAGACTTTCTGTTGTCGACAAAGATCAAAACCAAAACCTTTCAAAGCGACAGGGCCTTTGTGGGCACCGCCAGCAGCCTTGCGATGCACCTCAGCAAACCTTGTCAGGGAGTGGCTGCTGTCGTACGCCCACCGGGTCGGAGGCCCTGTCAAGGAACCGACTTGCCGGATTTTGTACACTTAGACGCTCCCTGACTAAAACTCCTTCAAAGCCTCGTCGAGACTTCTGTCTTTTCCAGTGCTTACCGTCTCGTCAAGCAGACAAACCTTAACCCAATCCGTGTCCATAGGACAGCCATCGTTCGTAGAGCCGTCTGATACCATCATACGAATCGGTTGGAGGGGCTTACCAAAGGTAGACAGCTCAAGAAAGACGTCGGCGCCTTTTGCAACCACCTCGCGTTGTTTGTCAGTAAAGGTCCAACGTGACAAAACTTTACGGTCCGGGCCGGCACTGACTAGCGTTCGCAGAGGGATGTACTCAGGCTGGTCTTTTGCGTACACGACCTCGCGATGCTCAAGACCTTCGAACACAGGGCCGTCTTTTGGGTGTAGATAATCAAACATCATAGCCTCCATTCCCCAAGTTAGCTCGAAAAGTTAACGGGATATCTCCTGTAATTCTTCCGTCACGATGAATGACGGTTTCTCCTTCAGAGCTAGGAGGAACAAGAGTAGCAACGTGTTTGCCACTTCGCTCTATCTCTATCTTCAAGCCGTGAGCAACGAAGTCCATTGCTTCGCCTGGATTTGAGCGAAGCTCCATCATCGAAAGCTTCGCGGTCTGTCCTCGATAGTCCCTTCTTGGAAAAGGCATCAATTCACCTTCTTCGGATCGACATACGTCTTCGCTATCTCATTGCCAGCCTCCGCTGCGGCGTCAAGCACCGCCGCAGGCACTCCTGGAGCGACGGCTTCCTCGCTAGCTGACGCTGGTAAGATACGGTCCGGGTCGCGGTCGAAGATTTCTTTGGCTGCGGCTAAGGCGGTTTTCAAGTCACGGCGTTGTGTCACGGCGTCCACCAAACATCTCAAAGCCGCGGGTACAGCCTGTCGGCAGCCTTCGCGCAGAGCTTCGACCTTACCAGCGAGAGCTTGGTCCATAGCCGACAAATGCCCATTCATCAACGCGGCTTCGTAGTCTTGATACTCCTGCGTTGCAAGCAACTGAGCAAGCCCTGAAGGAGTCATGTTAATAAGCTGAGCGATTTTCTTGTCAGTAATTCCGCATATGCGCCAGCGAGCTATCTGGGGGATTTTAATGTTCGGGATTTTGAAGGTGAATGGCATCTAATCCTCGTCACCCAAAAGCCAACGCTTCGCTTGGTCAATCATCCAGTTTATCGAGGACACCGTCGTCTCGTCTTGAACGATAACACCTCCGGTGATTCCGGTGTCTTTTTCGAACTCGTCTGTCGTGTCGTACACAACAACGACAGTACGCATTCGGTCGGCCTTCTCCATCGCCTTCATCAACGTGTCGGTCGCTGACTGTCCAGCGTTGAGACGTTCCTGCTTTAGCTTCTCCACGGTCACTTCACCGGAGGGCCGTTTGGTGTCTTAGCTTGTGACGCCGGCGCGAGTGGGGAGGGCTTTAGCTTCGCCAGTGCCGCTTGGATCTCAGTCGACGTATGCATGTCGCAAGCCGGGTTGTCTTTAGATTGCCAGTCGAGTCGGTGCGAGCCCATACCGCAGACGATGCAGAACTTCTCGACGGGAACGACCGAAGCTGTTGGACTATTCGTTGCCAAGATACACCTCCGCTGAACTACATCCACATCCTACCACGGGCGGGGGGAGGATGTCAAGTCCAAAATGTGATGTAACTCTTTGTAAACACAATACTTACAACAAAGTTAATAAGTGGCCGCGCGCCGATTTCTACTCAGTACTGTCGAACTCCCTCGTGTCAAAACTACTCAACTTGCGTCGAAGACGACACTATTGTTAATAAAGTTAATGGAGGTGAATCGTAAAATTGACCAGAAAATTTTTCGCGGTGCTAATGCTCCTACTCATGCTCGTCCTCGTTTTGAGCCCCATCCCCCTTCGGGCGTTTCGACGCGAACACTATGTATGAGCACGTGTAGTACGTAGTACGTAGGACGAGCGTAATCGCGACTCGGCGCACTGCGGCACGTGCGACAATAATTGCGTGCATGATGGGAGGTTCCAATCATGCTCAAGATGGTAGCTTTGACTTTAGAGGAGTACAAACTCCTCTGCTTGATAGTAAGCTCGTGTCGAGTAGCGAAGAAGGACGAGCTCATCCATACTTGTATTAAGGATGCACTTCGCAACGCGGAAACTATCAAGAGGAAGAAACGCGAGTAGAACCTCGCGTCATGCACGCAAGCATCGCGCTATCCGCGAGACGTACTTCGTACGCTGTATCTACAAACGAAGTTGTCTACAAGGAGAAACGCTATGTCATCTAATACTAACGGTCAAGCCGTGCAAAGCACGTCGCCTGTCGCGACCAATGCAGGTACGGTCGTACAAGTGCCCGACCTAGCTGTACCGACGAATCGTATCTACAACTTCGTCGCGCAGTATCGGAAGGACTACTTCGAAGACCACTCGCTTGATTGGTGTTTGGACGAAATCATCAGCAGAGGCATTGCTGAGATTACACGCCAAGTCAAGACTGCCAAGAAGGTCGCGGTCGACAAAGCCGCAGGCTCGCTACTGAAGGAGTTCAACATGACTCCGGCAGAAGCGAAGCGAACGCTACTCGAAATGCTCGCGAAGCAACGTGCTGACGCACAAGCCAAAGCATCTTGACTAAAACGGAACGCGCGCAAGCGCGTCTCGCAGATGGCGCGATGTTATCACGGCGAAGCTAACCGTAACAGTGTTACACGTGCACTAGCCGACTATGACGTCGTGGGTGTTTCTCTTCTGAAATATATATTTTTTATTATGCAGAAGAAAACCACGACGCGGGAGTCGCCAAGTGCACGTGTAACATAGTTATGGTTATGACTCGCTACGACAAGTGCTTCGCACTAGAGAGGAGTATGCTATGTCTAGGTCTGCTTTAGAACGTCGTGCGGTCGACGTAGTCCGTGGTGAGATGCGTTCTTACGACGTACTCTCGAGACGAGCGAAGCTGCGCTTCGAAGCTCCTACGATAAACACACTCGACGCTATTGCGGACGAGCGTGCTCGTTGTGGCGCTCATGGAACGCGAAGTTGTGCGCATGGTCGTGCGTTGCACGACACCTGCGGTGAGTGCTGCCGCTCTGAGGAAGACTGCAAAGCATATCGCGTTGCTGCTTCGCAGAGAATCAAGGATTTACTGAAGCAGTTAGGAGAATAGCTATGCAAATCGAAGAGGTATGCAAAAGAATAATGTATGTTCTCGATGCTATCGACGAGCACATACACACTCACTATCCAGGAACAGAGTTGGAACTCCTTACAGGAATACTTCTTGAGTTTAGCTCTAAGCTAGACCCACAGGGAACAATTCCAGAGCCAGATCACACTTTTACCCTAAAGGAAGCTATCGAGTTACTCTCAACCTAGTACTCTCACTCCGTAGCAACTCTCTAGAGCTCTGGCGAAGCGACATAGCTCGCTCAGAGAGCGCACGGTCGCAAGACGGAGTGAGAGTAGTGGGTTGAGCTTCGCTCTTGAGTAGACAAGACAAACATGTCACATCCTCATCCATCTCGACGACACGTTATGGAATGCTACCGTGTTTACATTCTAGGAATCAAACGCAACGGCTTTGTTAACTACGACAAAAGAGTCGAGTCTCATGTCGTAAAAGGACGTCGAGTTGCGAGAAGTCTTGTTCATTACAAAGAATTCATTCAAGAATATCTCGCCGCTAAGCGAGATGTTTTAAGAGGAGCCTCTTAAACATGAAGTGGTACGCCACGTCTCTACAAAACGGCATTCGCCGTCGAGCGTGAATGCTACCAGCCTCCGCTTGTTTGCTTCAAACACTACACCTACAGCGCGGAGAAGGTTTTAGAGCTCGCCATCGAGCGATGGCTCGACACGGTGAAAAGCGAAGCTAAAGCGAAACTCCATGCATCTTGTTGATTCTAAACGAGATAAAAAGACTTGACAGTTAGCAGCTATTGTGTTACAGTTAGGTGTTTCACGGAGACACCATGCCAACACCTAGTCATCATGTAGGAGTCAAAGGCGACGAATGTATTTGTGGTCGTCGCTCGTCAATACGTCACTGCCCTTCTTGTGGCTCTTCTCGTGTCTACGCACGAATGAATCGCTCGCATACTCTTCTCGATGGAACTAAGCGATTCGTTGAAGTTCAGTTTCGATGTCAGTCATGCAGTCATCTTTTCATCGACGCAGAGCGTGAGTTCTGTGAAGCACCTCCAGTCGGACAGAAACTTGCGGCGCAGAAGGTAAAGGCGCTCATGGAAGTGAAGCAGTCAAGTGAGTACGTTAGCGAAAAAGAAGCTAAGATGCTTCAAGCTATTGACACATTCACGGGAGCGAAGGCAAGTACTCTCTCTCAAGCAGAACGAGAAGATCTTGAAAACAAACTGGACGTGATGCTTCGAAGCGCGTGGGCTGACGCTATGTTCACTCATCGAGACGGCAAAGGGCCAGACCCAGGACCGTGCGACGTATTTGTCGCTGAGAAGAAGAAAGAGTTTCACATCACCGACGCTGGCAAGATTGAGCTTATTCAAACGAGCCAAACATGAGCCACGACCCTAACAGCGACGCTTTGCTTGACGCACTTCGTCGTGTCGGTGTTGTTATTCCCGACGCAACACCAATCACTGTGCGTAGCGTCGAGGAACGTAAGTATTGGTATGTCGAATGTGGTCCATTCGACACTTTTGTCGACGGTCGAGACGCCTCGAATCAAGACGATGCGCTCGTTGTCGCTTATGGACCCCTACAAAACTGGTACGTTCGTGGTTATATCGACAAAGTTTCGATACGTCCTGCTTCGAAGGACGAGTATCTCGAATGGCTTCAACGAGGTGTTCGATGAGAGCAATTCTACGATGTAATCGATGTCCTGCGATATGTCGTGACGTAAGTAAAGAACGAAAGAGGTTCTTTCGTCGTCATCCAGTCACCGGACAATGTATTACTCGCAAACCAAAACATGAGGTCGTAAAATGACCCGAAACTCCCGTATTCGCTTCCTACGTCGTGCTTTCTTCGCAGTCGCGACGTTTACACTCATCCTTATTTGTCTGCTTTTCTACGCCTGCGGACGTAGCTACGGTCATAAACACAGACCGCATCTACATCCTCGACACAGCGTACATACGCCAACGACCTTGTCGTTTAGCTAAGGCTTCGCCTAGTGTTCGCTAGCTAGCTAAGTCTCGTCTTTTCAACGACTTAACCTATTGACAAAAACAACGAATTTGTTTACGCTAAAAGCGTAACAAAGCCTCTGTTAAGCCTCAAAACCGTTAACTTTGTTAACAGAGGCGACAGAGATTAAGCCAAGCTCACAAAGGAGAGCACTCAATGAAGCAAGAACAAGTCACAAAAGTCGCGTATAAGGAAACACCAGACGGTGATCCTCGCATCACTTCGGAAACTGCCTTCAATGCAAAATTGAAGGAAAAGACCGAGGCGAAAGAGCCTCTACCGGAGCAGATTTCATCGGGAACGTTCTTGATGAAGTATGCTGAAAGTGTGGACGAAGCCGTTCAGCTCGCCGGCGGTAACGGCGTTGGTGAGTATGAAAACGTCGAGATTTTCCTCGCCGTCTTCAACTACGGCGCAGCCTTGCGTCAACACAACGCAGCGAAGGAGATTCTCGTATCGGACAACTTTGAGGCTTGGGAAGGCTCAAAGGATATGTCCTTCTCCATCGCTCAAAAGGTTGAGCGCGCGAAGATGACCCCTGAAGAGAGGGCTATTAAAGACCTCGCTAAGGGTGGTATCGTCGTATCGGCAGACCAACTGCGTGCCGCGCTCGCACTTATTCAACAGCAAGCGACGGCGGCTTCAGTTTAGTCCAACAAGGTTCCAGTCCTGAGTGTCATAGAGGGAGCTCATCTATGCTGTCAAGACACAGTCGTTCGGACTGGCTGGTAAGAGGGAGATACGCGAAAGCGAATTCTGGGATAGTTAGGGATTCTCTTGCTACCCTACGACGTATTTCCTTGACGGTTACGTCGTCCCTCTTGCCTGAATAAAGTTAACGCTATCGGCGCTTCATAGCGGCGTCGTTACTCCGTCGTATCTACGGGCGTGAATAGCGTCACGCTCGTCTTTTTTAACTTT